GGTCTGATTGTCCTAGACGACTGCGTTACGCTCGAATCGGTATCCACCCCGGAGCAGATCACCAAAACGACCACGGCCTGGGAGATGAGCCAGAACCTACTCGCCGAGCACGGCCGGGATAGGGCCGCCGGCACCCGCTACCATTTTTTCGACACCTACCGGGTGATGCTTGACCGGGGTAGGCCCGCACGTATCCACCCCGCCGTCCGCTCCGTCCACACCGCAACCGGGACCACCGAGGAGCCCGTGCTATTCACCCGCGAGCAGATCGAACTAAAACGCAGGGAGATGGGGCCGTACCAGTTTGCCAGCCAGCTCCTGCTCAACCCTCTCGCCGACGAGGCTCAGGGTTTCAAGGAGGACTGGCTCCGGTTCTGGAACCCGAGTTTGACCTCCTCCGCCGGCTGGAACATCGCCATGCTGTGCGACCCGGCCAACTCCAAGCGCAAGACCTCCGACTACACCTCGATCTGGGTAGTCGGCCTGGCCCCGGACAACAATTACTATGTTCTCGACATCCGACGGGACCGCCTCAATCTCACCGAGCGCACCGACCTCCTTATGCGACTGCACCGCCAGTATCAGCCGCGGTTCGTCGGCTACGAGTCCTACGGGATGCAGGCCGACATTGACCACACCAAGCACCTTCAGCAGGAGCAGAACTACCCTTTCACTATCACCCCGTTCGGCGGCAGGGTAGCAAAGGCCGATCGAATCAGGGCGCTAATCCCGATCTTCGAGCAAGGCCGCCTGTATCTGCCGTCGAACTGCTTCCACCAGAACTACGAGTTCATCACCGCCGACCTGGTTCAGGTCTTCGTCCGCGAGGAGTACTGTGCGTTTCCGGTCATGCGCCACGACGACATGCTCGACAGCCTGGCCCGGCTCGCCGACGAGAAGTTCTCCCTCCAGTTCCCCCGGCTCCGAATGCCTCACGCTCTGCCCTCACAAGCGGAGTTTGACAACGACGCAATCAACGGGCGGTACGGCAACCGGTCCACCCGCAAGCGTCATAAAGACCCACTCGCCGGAGAACACCTGGGAGTGTACCAGGCTTAATCGTGCCGAGGGCGCGGAAGGAGATCAACCATGTCGGAATATGTCAGAGCAGGCGGCGGAAACAGGGCGTCTATCCCTATATCCGAGTTCAATCCGATCACCCACAACATGGGCAAGGCGATCTACTCCAACTACAAGTACGGGTCGGATGGTCGCTCCGGCCTGTACCGCACCGACCCCAAGCAAACCGTGGCCGCGGCGTATACTATTACCACCGAGTACAAGGGCGACACCATCTTTCTGCAGCCCGGCATTGAAAGTTTTTACAACTATGCGACCTCCGCGCTGGATTGGGCCAATGACTACACCAACCTGATCGGTACCTGCGCGCCCACCGCCCGCGGCCAGCGGTCCCGGATCACCAACCTCTCGACCACGACCGCCCTGCCGTACCTGGTTGATTTCCAGGGCGACGGGTGCCACATTGAGAACATCCAGATCGCCAACTACGGGTCGGACGCCGCCGCCCTCGGGTCGGCCATCGTGTCCGGTAGCAGGAATTTCTTTATCAACTGCGATTTCGGATTCCCGGGCCACGCTACTCCGGCGGCGAAGGCCGCGGCCTACGCTTGCAAAGTAACCGGATCGGAAAACACGTTCATCGGGTGCCACTTCGGCATTGATTCCATCGTGCGTGGGGCGGGAGACGGTGTTTCCGGGCTGCTGTTGTTCGATGGCGGGGCCTCCAGAAACACCTTTGACCGCTGTTTCTTCACGTCCTACACCGAGACCACCACCAAAGTGATTGTCAAGGTGGCCGACACGACTGCCCTTGACCGCTGGACCAGGTTCTTCAAGTGCGAGTTCTACAACTTCTCTGTCAATCACGCCGCAACGATGGCGTCTGTTTTCTCAATTCCGGCCAGCTGCCAGACTCACGACATCCTGGTCAACGACTGTTGCGCCCCGAACATCGCCGATTGGGACGCGGACGCTCGCGGCTCCGTGTGGGTCTACGGCTACTCGCCGACCGCCGCCACCGCCGGAATCCCGGTGCATCCGACCGTAAGCTAAAGGAGAGACTGACATGGCCAAAGACAACCAGAGAAAACCCGAGATCGCCGGAGACCCGGCCATCCAGGCGCTGATCGAGGAACTCAACTCGCTCAACCTCGACGACGGTCCCGAGGACCAGGTTCGGGCCAAGCGCAAACGCGCCGCCGAACTCAAGGCCCTGATCCACGGTTAATAATTCGGTTCTTCCAATGAGGCCCGCGAGGCCCTACCTTTTTTAAGGGAGCGTCATGACCTGGGAAATTGCATTGATACTGGTGGCCGGGTGCCTGGCCGGGATGCTAATCGGAGTAACCTCGACCCTGATTACCGCCGTCCTGGTCGCCGACATTGTTCAACGCGCCCGGACCAACAACGTCAGTCCTCTCACGGCCTACGTTCCCAAAACCAAACGGGCCAATCCTCCCCCTTTTGATCCGTTAGGGTCCAACCACTTCGAGACCGGCCCCGACCTTAACCCGGAGTTCGAGCGCGCCGCCCGCCGGGCCGCCGAGGCCGTCTTCGGGCCGCAGGACGGGATTCTGGAGAAATGATGGGCAAACGAAAATATACCCCCATCATTACAGGGCCGCCCCCGGAACCGGAGACCGTTATCCCCGCGCCCCGGGTGGTCTGCCTCATCTGCAAAGCCAAGACCCTCGAAGCCAACATCGAGGACGGATACCTGCTCGATCTATACGACGAGAGAGGGAATCCGCGGCGCAACTGGTCCATCTGCAAATTCAATCCCGATGTCCCGGCCCACGGCGCCATGTTCCATCTGGCTCCCGATCTGGACTACAAGGGCTACCCCTATGTGCCGAGCCAAGCCTACTCCCGCAATCTCCTGGTCTGCCCCGCGTGTCGGGGTCCGTTATGCAACAGCCAGGGACGGGTAGCCCTCGACGGTCCCATGCCGCCGCCCCGAATCTATCTCGGAGCCGGCGTGCTCCATGTCCCCGCCGTTCAATGGGAGGAATGCCGTGAGTCCTAAATCTGATTGGAGTCTCGGCAACCTGCCGCCGATGGGGTCAAATGAAATAGGTCCCTTGGCGTACCAATGCTTTGAAATCGCCCGCGACGACAAGGACCGCCTCTCGCTCCCGGCCCGCTGGCTCCAGGGTTATCGCCTGTTCCGCGGCATGCACTGGGCGGCGCCGGACCGCAACCGCCTGGTCATCAATCTATTCGGGGCCAACGTGGACCGCACCTGCGCCAACATCACCGCCCGCGACCCATCCCCCGAGATAATAACCAACAAGGTCCAGCGCTCCCCCGAAATAGATCAACTCAATATTCCCGACGGGTTCTCCGCGAACAACACCCTCACCGACGATCTGAAAACATGGTGGAACGCGGTCGGAGCTCAACGAAAACTCTATGATCTGATTCAAGCGATGGAAGTCTACGGACCCGCCATCGTCAAGATGGTATGGGACCCCAATAAAAACGAGCCGCGCCAAGTTCCGGTGTCATGCTGGGCATGGTTTCCGTACCCGGCTAAAACCGACGACCCCTCCGAACTGCCCTTCGTGATTCATGCCTACGCCATGTCTACTGAATCGGCGAGACAGAAGTTCTCCAAGTTCAAGGATGACATCAACGCCGACGACACCTGGTCTTTACTCGGACGACAACGCGAGACATACCTGCCGGCGGTAAGCCAGAACACCAGCATCAACTCTCACAGTAGCGGCTACGGCATCGAGGACCAGACCCTCGTGATTGAGTGCTGGATGCGGGACCATAACCATCCCGACGATTTCCCCGATGGGGTCCGGCGCGTGACCATCTGCAACAACGGCAAGGTCGTTCTGTTCGACACCCCCAACCCTAACATCAATTGGGAGTGCGATGACCCCACTAAACTCCCAGCGTCCTACGGTTGGGGCCGCTTCCCCTTTGGCTTTGCCAACTCCCACACCGACGACAACTCGATCTGGGGTTTCTCGTCGGCCGAGCAGGTTGCCTTCCTGAACTTCAAGATTGATCAACTGATCTCCCGCATAGTCCGGTACGAGGAGCGCAAACTCTACCCTGTTCCTATCATTCCCATAAGCTCGGGCATTGACCCGGACGAACTCACCAACGACCCCGGGCTGACCCCGTATCTGCAACCGGAAACCGCCGACGAGGCCCGCGCCATCGGATGGTTCGTCCCCCCCGAGAATGGCATCTCGACCAGTTTGCAAGTGTTAAACCTCCTGCTC